ATGTTGGAGACAACAAGGAAACCCATAACATGGCAATTGCTCGCCTGTTTGAAAAGATTGGTGAGCATCTACAAGCATTTTCAGTGCGTACTGATTGCTTTGTCCCCGGTCCTCCTACACTGTCTGCTGTCAAGCATCATCACAACATGTTTGTCCGTTTGTGCAACTTAATTGACACAAATACAAAGCCAGATAACATGGAAAGACTTGAAGCTCATCATATCACACATGAGCGTAGAGCTTTCAAGATTTATCCGATTCGTTATTTCGATGTCAAGAATGACTACTGCCGTCGATGGATCGAGCTTTGTCTTCAGGGCTTGAGTGATATGGCTCAGCTTTCTGAGAATACTTGGGCCAATGACTGGAGTGTCCAGACTGGCAAAGAGATGAAAAAGCTTTTCCGTGAAGCTTACCGTCTTATGGCTGTTGAGTTGTTTAGGGTTCCCGTCATTGAAGCTCACTCAGTGTTTGATGAAGAAAACTCCTTCTATCTGACAAAAGAGCATTTCGATGGTTATGATGTCAGTCATATTCCAACAATCGAGTGGATTAAGCATCCTGCTCTCGGTAGCGAATTCACAGAAGACGAACTTCGTCCAATTTCAACTCCTAACGTTCCGGTGGCACCCGGTGTTGCAGAGAACGAAGGCAATACGCCCCAGCGTGAGCTAGAGCGTAGAATGCAAGGTGGCGGCGAAGTAGTCAACTAGCGTGTCAATTATCCAGCTAGGGGGTCTGGGGTAGATAAAACAAAACCCCCTTTTTATTCTTTTACAAGACATTAAGGAAGGAATCGATGAAAAAAGCAATCTTGAGTTCTATTCTACTTCTTCTTATATTCTCCGCTCCCTTGCTAGGGAATGACAAACAGCTTTACCAACACCTACAAGATGTATCTGTTACGGTAAAGTCTGGCTTCGGAGAAGGTTCTGGAGTAATTTTTACTCGAACCATTCCCATTACTAAAATTCAACCACCCGAACTAGGTAAACCTCTTACGGTAAAGGTAAACTTCGTGTGGACAGCGGCTCATGTTGTAGATGGTCTCCGTTCCGTTAGGACAACAATCAAGGATGGGCGATCAGTAAAGATTGTTGAATTTAAAGATGCTCAAATCGTCCAAGAATTAGTCGAAGATGGCCGTCGTGTTGGTGAGTTCAAGATGGAAGCCAAGGTTATCAAATATAGCGATTCCGAAAACGGGGAAGACTTGGCCCTTCTAATGATTAGGAAGAAGGGTTTTATTGACAAGTCAGTCACCTTCTTTAAGGCTGAAGGTAAACCTGTGCCTATTGGTACTGAATTATATCATGTAGGCTCATTATTAGGACAAACTGGCTCAAATTCGATGACGCGAGGAATTTGTTCTCAAGTTGGAAGAGTTCTTGACTTGGGGGCGGGTGGTGGTGTAATATTTGACCAGACAACCGTTACGGCTTTCCCCGGATCAAGCGGGGGTGGAGTTTTTCTCAGCGAGAGGTCTGGCAAAGATGCGGGTCAGTACGTTGGAATGCTTGTCAGAGGCGCTGGAGAAACATTCAACCTAATTGTTCCAATTCGTAGGATGCGAGCTTATGCTGAAAAAGAAGGCATCTTGTGGGCTATCGATTCAGATCATCCCGTCCCTGCCCTAAAAGAAATTACGGAGTTGTCAATTGAAGGTGGATCATCAAAGAACAAAACCGGAAAGAGTATCTTGACCAAAGATAGTGTCAAGTTTCCCACGCTACTTAAATAAAGGATAGCAATGTTTAAGAAGATTTTTGATTGGTACATGGAACAAAAAATGAGTTACATACTGTTATCTATCTACCTTGTGGCGGCTATTACGGCGACCCTCGGTATACCGGGGCGTGAAGGATTGGTTCTTTGGGCTTGGGGCACTGGAGCAACTTTAATACTCGGTCCTTGGATGTGGTCCCTTAATAGGATTAACAAACAAACGACAGGAAAGAATCTCTGGGACAATGGATAAAAAAGATCTTCAGGTAGTAGTTTTTGTAACTAGCTGGTGTCCTCATTGCAAGAACATGAAAGATTCTGTGTGGACTGACCAGACCGTTCTTGAGTCGGTTAAGCCATATTTCGAAGGCATACCAGCTATTGTCCCGGTTGATAAACCCGGAAATGAATACTTATCTCAGCAGTTTAATATTGAAGTGTTTCCAACCGTAGTCATTATGGACGAATCTCGTAAGGTACTTAGACGTGCAAAAAACATGACTAAAGAAGAAACCATAAAGTTTTTGGAAGAAACTGATAACGATGACAATCAGTAAACACGATAGCGTGCTAATTACCGGCGGAAAGGGCTTTTTGGGCCGAAGGCTTTACAGATCGCTAAATGAGGCTGGCTACAGTCGCCTCACAGCGGTAGGGGGCACTCAAGATGGTATTGATCTAGGCGAAGATGCTCACATAGGTTGGATGTTTGATATGTACCGTCCTGATGTAGTAATCCATCTTGCCGCTAGAGTGGGTGGAATCGGAGCCAACATGAAATACCCCGGAGGTTTTCTGTATGAAAATCTTAACATGGGTATCAAGATGATCGAAGAAGCTCGCCAGTGGGAATGCAAAAAATTCATCATGACAGGAACGGTATGCTCTTATCCTAAATACTGCCCTGTCCCTTTTAAAGAAGAAGACATATGGAATGGATATCCAGAAGAAACTAATGCTCCTTATGGCATAGCAAAGAAAACGCTAATGGAAATGCTACAGGCGTACCATAGCCAGTTTGGAATGAACACTGTTAATTTAATACCTACCAACATGTATGGACCGGGAGATAATTACGATCCTAGAGCCAGTCATGTCATACCAGCCATTATGTCTCGCGTGGCTCATGCTAAGAAAAACAACGATCCTGAGTTAGAGGTATGGGGTTCTGGTGAAGCCAGTAGAGAATTTCTATTTGTTGAAGACTGCGCAAAAGCTATCCAGCTTGCTATGGAAAATCACGATGACGATCCCTCGCCAGTCAATATAGGAACCGGTGAAGAAACTAAGATCAAAGACATGATCGAAACAATGTGTGAAATAATGGAATATGACGGAGAGCTTGTGTGGAACGATAGAAAACCTGACGGTCAGCCAAGAAGATGTCTAGACGTTACAAAAGCAAAAGAAAAATTTGGGTTCACAGCCTCTACTTCTCTCAGAAAAGGTCTAGAAATAACTGTCGAGTGGTTTAACCGGCATATGTCCCCGTACAAGAAGACGCTAAGAGAGCTTCCCCCTACGGAAATCTACTGATGATTACCACCCTAATTCTTTCTGAAAACAACGCTGTTAGACTTCACCTACTCTTAGAGAGTCTCCATTTAAACGGCGGTAACTTATTTGACATAACCGTTTTATACAGAGCCTCTTCCGAAAAATTTTTTGCAGGATACGAGAAAGCGTCTACCTACTTTAACCTTAAAAATCAATACGAGCATATCTTTCCAACCAGATGGATAGAAATGAGCGACCTTCCTGTCGCAAAAAATATGATATCATGCCTCAAGGAAGCAAGAGAATTAGTATGCATTTTTAATGATGAGAATATTTTATTCAAAAACCCACCATCTTATGATTCTATAAAAACCCTTTTTGATGAACACAATCCTCTAACCTTGTCTTTACGGTTGGGTAACAATACTATTATCCAAAATCCTTATAGTCGAGATAGATATTTTGCCGAAATCCCTTCAGAGGGTGACTTCGTTTTGGATCAGTTCTTAGTATGGGATGCCGCTGAGATAACACCGTATACAAATTTTGGTATACCATTTTCAATTAACGGACATGTTTACAAAAACGAACACTTGGCAAAGATTTTAGATCAATCGACCTCTTCCAATTTGGAAGAATTAGAATCAGAAGTCCAGCCACTTTTTTATCAAGGGTCATCTTCTGGTTTACCTACTAAAATGTCTTGTCTCGAATATAGTGCCGTGATACATAACTCTTCGCAAAAAATTTCAGACGAAAGCGGTAGCAACTTAGGGATTAGCTTGGAAGATCTTAATGAAAGATACCTTCAGTCACAAACCATAGACTTAGACTACATTCCTTTTGAGCATATTTCTATGCCCTTTGAACACTTTGTTCTAAGGTTCCACAATGCAAATTAGAAGAATAGAAAGAGATGATTTAGACGAGCACTATTTAAATCTGAGAAGCCAACTAAGCCCTCTTCCACACGATTCCTGTAATGCCAATTTTGACAAAATATGGTCAACTTTTGTTAACGATAGTAATCACCATGTTATAGTCGCAGTACAAAAAATCTATGACTCTCCGAAATACGCTAATCTCGTTGTGGGGACGGGATCGTTGTTAATTGAACGGAAATTAACTGGCACAATTGCGGGTCGCATCGAAGATGTAGTAATTTTACAGGAATACAGAAAGTGTGGCATGGGGACCGCCATAATCGATGGGCTTATCGATATAGCGACACAGGAAAAATGCTACAAAATCATTTTACACTGTTCCGACAAAAATATACCGTTCTACAACAGGCTTGGTTTTCTTAAAGTAGACAACGGAATGAAGCTAGTACTATGAAAATCATTTGCACCACGGTTGTCAGAGCAGCCTCTCAGGGCGATGTCCACGGTGGATTGTATGTTATCGATATGGATTCTGAAGAGGTTGTACATCATTTTCCTTATGCAGAAGATTTTATCAATGACAATGAACGTGGGGGAGAACGAGGGTTAAGGGGCCTAGCCGTTCTAGACGATAGGATTATTGTTGCAGATTCTTCCGGGCTAATGGAATTAGACAGAGACAATTTTAAAATTACCAACAGGATTCAGGATGATAACATATTTAAATCAATACATGAGATATGTTTTTTCGATGGGAATCTGTGGATAACTTCGACAGCATACGATAAGATCGTTGCAATGGATCTTAATTTTAAACTGCGCGGTATTTGGGAGGTAATAGGAGAAGACGGAGAAGACCGTAAAATTTTAACCGACTTAAAGCCCAGCAATCCCACGCCGCCTAAAACCGAAGACAAATATCACATTAACTCTATTTCCAGTAACAATGGTAGAGTAGTTTTTTCTGGATTGATTACGCATTTACACTCTGCCACAAACATGGATGTTGTTGCTTCTATGCCCGTCATAGACAACGAAAAAAGTTTTCAGCACAACTTTTATGAATACGAAGATTTATGCCTTGTCAACCTTACAACTTTTGGATACGTGGGAATTATCAAAAAAGACTCCCCAAAGATCAACTACGTCGCAATCCCCAAGTCCAAAAAGGTGAAATACTCTGCTGACCAGATAGCCGCTAATAACTGGAATCGTGGATTGGCTCGCAAAGACAACTATATTCTCATCGGTACTTCACCAGCCAGAATACTTTTATATAACATGGATACCGTCAGGATAGAAAAAGAAATACAGCTTGAGGAAGATGTAAGACACTGTATTCACGGATTAGAGATATTGGAGTAAAGATGAAACTAGATGAAAAAAAGGTAAGTAGGAGCAAGGCCGAGTTATTGAAAATTGACGACAAAACTACAGCGCTGGTTTTGCCGGAAAATTTTGACGGTCTCGAAAACGGAAACGGGTTTCGCAAAATGATTGCATATGCGATTCATTCAAAATATATTTGGGTTCATTCAGACTTTAGGTTAAAGCATGGGAAAAACAGTAAGAAAAAAAAGTAAGCGAGACAAGAAGAAGCTAAAGAAGGAGCGTCGTTCAAGGAAAGAAAAACGTGAAAACGCATATAACATGGGATGATTACTTCATGGGTCTGGCCTATTATGCCTCTATTAGAAGCCATGACGATCAAACCAAGGTTGGTTGTGTGATCGTTAGCGACAAGAGAGTAATTAGTATGGGCTACAATGGTTTCTGTAAAGGTGTCGATGACAGCGACCTTCCCACCGTAAGACCCAATAAATATCCGTTTATGGTTCACGCGGAGGAAAACGCTGTTAGCAACATGCTGATCAATCCTCCGTCACTAAAGCAAGTATATGTTACACACATGCCCTGCAATAGATGCGCTAAACTTCTATGGCAAAACGATATCCACGACTGGCATATCCCCGAGGGCTGCAAGGCTCACGGATATTCAAAAGAAGACGAAATTGTTTACCGACATCTGATAGACAACGGGCTTCAAATATCCTATGTCAACCCAGACCTGTCTTACTTGAACAGACTGACGGATAAGGGAAAACCTTTGAGTCATTAGCTCATATTTAGTGTATAATACTACATGTCGACAAGAGTTATTCACAACGGCCCACCCCCTCTGGGTGAAGAAGAAAAGAGAGTCAACGAAGATGAAGCAGCCACCGATAGGAATTACAACCAAAGGATCTGTCGTCAATGTTGTTGACGGCGATACGTTGGACGTAGAAGTAACAAGAACTATCAGAGTGAGACTTAAAGATTGTTGGTGTCCTGAAACAAGAACCAGAGATTTAGAAGAAAAGAAAAAGGGGCTAGCGGCCAAGGCTCATTTAAATGGGCTTTTAGAAGACAGCAAAGATGTAGTTTTATTTATCCCGGCAGATTCAGACGGTGACATAAAAGACGTGTTCACTCTGAATCGAGTGCTGGGATATATTTTTATAGATTCCGAAAATGTCTCGTCCAGAATGGTCACAGATGGACATGCAACCATAAGAAAAGAAAAAAAGTAGGAAGAAAATGTCATTGAACGAATTGCAAAATTACACGTTTGTTAGTAAGTACGCGAGATGGATTCCAGAAAAGAAAAGAAGAGAAACTTGGAAAGAGTCAGTTGATAGAGTAAAAAATATGATGTATGCTAAATATCCCGAAGTGAACGGGGAAATAGAATGGGCATACGATCTAATGCACAAGAAACGTGTGCTAGGCTCTCAAAGAGCTTTACAGTTTGGAGGAAAGCCAATCTTTAAGCACCATGCTAGAGTCTACAACTGCATTGCTTCTTATGTAGACAGGCCAAGATTCTTTCAAGAATGTATGTATCTTTTACTATGCGGGTGTGGCGTAGGATTTTCGGTTCAAAAACACCACGTAAAGAAGCTACCAAATATTATTATCAAAAAGAACGGTACAAAAAAATATACAATACCCGATACTATTGAGGGGTGGTCTGACGCAATTGGCGTTTTGGTTAGTAGCTACTTTGTTGATGACAAACTGTTTCCTGAATACGAAGGAAAGAACGTAAACTTTGATTTTTCTGAAATCAGACCCGCTGGATCTTATCTTAGTTCCAGTTCGGGAAAAGCTCCCGGCCCAGAGCCACTTAAAAAAGCACTCACTAATATTAAGAAGGTTTTAGACAGGGCTATAAAAGAATCGGAATTCGGCATAAAGAAATTGGAGCCAATACATGTCTACGACATTGTTATGCACGCTGCTGATGCTGTTATCTCTGGTGGTGTACGCAGAAGTGCTACGATCTGTGTTTTTTCTCCAGATGACCAAGACATGGCGATGGCGAAGACTGGTAACTGGTTTCACGATAATCCTCAACGTGGCCGTTCTAACAATTCTGCTTTACTCCTACGTGATAAAACCACTCCTAAACAGTTCTCCGGGTTGATGCAGTCAGTAAAGGAGTTTGGAGAGCCGGGTTTTGTGTGGTCAGATTCCACAGAGTTAATTGTGAACCCGTGTGTGGAGATTGGGTTGTATCCTGTTGATGAAGAAACAGGTAAGACAGGATGGCAAGCATGTAATCTCAGTACCATTAATTGTGCAAAAGTTAACACCAAGAAAGAATTTTTTGAATCTTGTCGCGCTGCTGCAATTATTGGAACGCTTCAGGCCGGTTTTACTGATTTACCATATTTAGGAGAGATCAGCGAGAGAATTTTCCGACGAGAAGCCCTATTGGGCGTTTCCATGACCGGGATTATGGAACAGCACGAGCTTTGTCTCGATCCTGAAATCCAAAAAGAAGGCGCTAGGGTTATCAAAAAAACAAACAAGGAATTTGCTGCTAAGATCGGAATCAATCCGGCGGCTAGAACTACTTGTGTCAAACCTGAAGGCACTGCCAGTTGCATCCTTGGTACTAGTAGCGGCATACATCCCCATCATGCTAAGCGTTATATACGACGTGTACAAGCTAACAAGATGGAGAATATTTATCAGCACTTCAGGAAAACAAACGAAAGAGCTTGTGAAGAATCAGTTTGGTCAACTAATGGCACAGACGACGTAATCTCTTTCTGTATAGAAGTACCAGATGGGTCAAAGCTGAAGAATAAAATTGGAGCCATAGGTCTTCTAGAATATGTTAAAAGCACTCAGAAAAATTGGGTAATGGGAGGTAGGAATGAGAGTCTTTGCGTTCAACCCTTTCTACAACACAATGTCTCCAATACTATCAATGTAAAGCCCGAAGAATGGGAAGAGGTAGAAAAGTTTATCTACAAGAATCGTAAATTTTTCTGCGGCGTGTCTCTGCTTCCTGTGAGCGGAGACAAAGATTACCCTCAAGCCCCATTCACCACGGTCTATCTCCCCAGTGAAATGGTGTCTCATTACGGAGACGGAGCCGTGTTTGTCAGCGGCCTGATTGAAGTTGCTCTCAATTTATGGGAAGATAACCTATGGGCCGCTTGCGATGCCATAATTGGGCTTGGCGATAAAATAAAAGGCAACGGTAAAAAGATTTGGCAAAAAAGATGTCAAAAATTTGCCGACAAATATATGGACGGAGACGTTAAGCGATTAACCTACTGCATGAAAGATGTTTATAACTGGAAAGAATGGGTTGACGTAAAGCGATCATATAAGCCTGTAGAATACACAACATGTATCGAGGAGCATGATAATACTAAACCAGAACAAGAACTAGCTTGCGCTGGAGGAATGTGTGAAATCATCTAATGGAATTTTAAAGGAGCAACAACGGATGGCGATTTCATCGGAAATAGGCGGGATAGAAGTTCAAAAGTTAAGTCCAAATGCCAGAATACCCACCAAGGCAACTTCCATGGACGCAGGGTTTGACCTGTACGCCTCGATGGTAGGGGCTACAATTTTAGCCCCTCAAGAAGTTAAATTGATCCCAACCGGAATAGCCATGGCTCTACCTAGGGGCTATGCTGGACTTATCTGGGACAGATCTTCAATGGGCGTAAAGGGTATACATAGGTTTGCTGGAGTAGTGGACGCTGGATATAGAGGAGAAATCAAAGTTTGTCTGTATAATAGTAATGACCGTCCCTATCGATTGAATTCAGGGGACAGGATAGCTCAAATTCTAATCCAAAAAGTGAACGATTTTTATTTGCGGGAAGTGGAAAACCTGAATAAAACCGATAGAGGAGGCGGCGGTTTCGGTTCATCAGGTATATAATATGCGAAGAAAAAAGTCTGTAGGTAGACAACTCAAGCCAAAAACGGAGAATCAAGCAGAATACATCAGATCCATGGTTGAATCTGATGTTACAATATGTATTGGCCCGGCAGGAACCGGCAAAACAACACTTGCTGTAGGGCTTGCTTGTCAGTACCTTCTGGAAAACAAGGTGAATAAAATTATAATTACCCGACCAGTGGTAGAATCTGGTAAGGGATTAGGATTTTTACCCGGAACTTTTCAGGATAAAATACATCCTTATCTAGTGCCCATCTTTGATGAGATGAATTTGTACTTGTCAAAAGAGACCGCTGAAAAATGGCTAAGGGAAAAACGTGTAGAAATTTGTCCTTTGGAGTATATGCGAGGGAGAAATTTTCATGACTCCTTCATCATATTAGATGAGGCACAAAACGCCACATACAAACAAATAAAAATGCTAATTACAAGAATGGGTTCTAGATCCAAGTGTGTGATTAACGGCGATATAGAACAGACCGATTTGCCAGTTAGCATTAGCGGGGCTTTAGAAGAGTGTGTAGACAGGCTTGAAAACCTCAAGGGTGTCAGTATCGTGGAACTATACCGGTGTGACATAATCAGAAACAAAATTATATCAAGCATCTTAGAGAGATTAGAAGATGACTGAACTGATAGCAAAACGAGACCATAAGTTTTACTTTGCTGTAATGTGGCTAGCTATCGGCATAATTTCTTCAATCGATTTATACTGGGCTGTTAAAAATCAACACATAATGCTTTATTATGAGCAGAATCCTATTGGCAGATACTTAATAAGGCAAGATGATGGAGATGTCGCATTATTTATGGGTACAAAAATGGCTGGAACAATTCTGGCTCTAGGGTTTCTGATTTTCTTATATCACCACAAAAGACTTTATGCTTGGTTAAGCATAATATTTCTAACGATAGCACAATTTCTTTTGTTATTCTATCTAGGACAATAAAATGCCGGAATATGCATACAGGTGTTTGGCTTGCGAACATACATTTTCTGATGTTATACCAATGAAACAGTACAAAAAAAGAAGAAAGTGTCCGTCTTGTAAGAAACATAAACTATCGCGAATCTTGGGCAGCTTTACGTCTTTTGTAAGAGCGGAGCCTACAACGCTGGGTCAGTTAGCTGAACGCAATACCCAAAAATTCGGAAAATACGAGTTAGACGAGAAAAAACGGCAACAAGCGAAGGGCAAAAATGTTGACAAAAAGGGCCAGCCTTGGTATCATAAAGATGGGGAAGCGTCTCAAAATGAAGTCTTCAAAATGACTCCCGAGCAAAAAAAGAGATATATTCAAGAAGGTAAAAAATGAGTGAGCAGGAGCCTACTGAAAGCGGACTGGAGGATTTGGGACACGAATTTATCAAATGCGTATCCTGCGAATCTGAACATGTTGACATATGGAAAACTAAAGAATCAAACAGAATAACAACGGTAAAAGTAATCTGCGAAAACGAAGGGTGCGGCGGATCGAGTCCTACTAGAGAAATCATTGGAGAGTTTTATATCGGTTGTACGGAATCGAGTCAACTTGTCAGTATAGATCAAGATACTGAAGATTATGTAGAAATACACTGTAAATCTATAGAGGTTTAACATGGTAGATAAACACGAAGATTTCGGAGAGACTTCTAGGGAGATAAACCGTAGATATATCTTAGGCAGCGGTAAAGAAGTAGATAAAGAAACTCAACAGGTTTGTGCGAAGATGCACATTCTTATCGATAACGGAAAGCATACCAATTTTTGCTACGTTAAATTCTTCAGGGGCAAAATGTTTGACCCCCAAGGAATCGATGCAACAAAAATAAGGCTTGCCGAGTTCAAAAGGGTTAAAGAAAATATATTTAACCTCTACTTCAATTACCTAAAAACCAAAAACGGGGAGTCCCTTATCAGAGCAGAAAGAGAGTATATACATGTCTAAAAAAAGCGGTCCCTTAAATAGGGTTGAGAAATTTTACATAGATAATCATTCTGATAAAGGCGTTAAAGACCTTGCCGAAGAATTAAACAGAAACCAAAAGGTTATATCAAAATACCTAGGAGGCAAACCCGAAAAAGCGACCACGTCTGAGGCTCAAGGCGAAGGCAAGGAAAATGTCATTGCTGGAGAACTGTTCGGCCATAAAGATGGCAGAGGAGTTACTGTTATGACACCGGCTGCATCAGAACAGGCTGATAGTTTTAAATCCAATGCATTATTAAAAAAATCAGAAAGCTCCTCCTGTATACATAGGATTAAAGACTAAATGTCTATAAGTATTTCCATCGACGGCTATATCAATCAGTATGCCGACAGCAATCCTATCTGGATAGCTACTTTATCTGACGGTACTACTGTTTATCAGGACGACGACAGACCCGGTGAAGAGCCGAGCAGCGCATGGGAAAGATTGGGAGCGCATTGCAAAGAGAACAACCTCTACATCACCGGCATGAAAATCAAAAACCGTTCACATATTGAGGTTGTCGGAGAGGGCGGTGACGGCTATTATTTTTGTAAGTGCGCCGGAAAATATATGTTCGGAGACACAACCAACCATTCTTTTATAGTTGGGGTGTTAGAAAATGACGAGCTACGAGTCAGACACTGGAATCTGCCAGAAATAATACCAGAACAATTTGAGACCAGAAACCCCACCGAAGCAGGGGCTTGCTTGATTGCCAAAAATAAATCATATGAAGAAGTATAAACACGTTACGACTGGACAAGAATGCGATGCCGCTCAATACATAGCGGAGATGGTTTTATTGAGAGAGGCAGAAAAGGCAAATGAAGGTACTCCAGCCTTCAAATTGTGGAATACCACAAAATGGAAGAACAAATTCAGAAGTCAGGTGACAAAAGCGTACCAGCTTCTTAAGAAGTATGACGAAATCGCTATCATAAATGCTCTCAAGTCACCAAAGGGTAGCTGGATGTATTCACTACGTCTAAAAGCGCTGGAGAATATAATCAAATACGAGCAGATAAAGGTAGATAAAGAAAAAGATCGTGAAATTGTACCTAAAAAGTACGTGATAGAAGAAGCTGCTCCTCCACGAAAACCGTTTGGCAGAAAAAGTACGATTCAGAAACTGAGGGATTTAGATGGCTAAAGCTGTAGCTGAAATGCTGAATGATGACACAACAAAAGAAATTATCAAAAAATATGGACACGTAGTACGGAGTGGATTAGAGGTTTTTGAAGAAAGATCTAATCTGCAAATCATTCCTGTTAGCCCTGCTTTAGATTTGGCTCTGGGTGGCGGGATACAAGAAGGGGGATGGGTTACCTTCACTGGCGATCCCAAAAGTGGAAAAACAACAACAGCCCTTCAGTTCGCCGCCACTTGCCAGCAGGAAAAATACGGTTCTAAACCGGTAATATATCTTGATGCAGAGGGAAGGTTAAAATCAATAAACCTTACGGGTATCCATGGACTAGATATTGAAAAAATGAAGATTGTTGGCACTGTGGATGAACCCATGAGTGCAGAACAATTCCTTAATATTGCCGAATTTTATATCAAAAATACCCCCGGCTGTGTATTGATAGTAGACTCCATTTCAGCGCTTATCCCAGAAAAGGAATTGATTGATGATGTTAATGCCCAATATCGCCCATCTCTTCCCAAGCTTCTAAAAAACTGGTGCAAAAAATTAGGTGGTATTGTACCAAGACAAAAAGCTATTGTAATTATGATTACGCATTTAATTGCAAACACTTCTGGCTTTGGCAAGAGTAAAGTACCTGATGGTGGCCGTGGGATTCAATATCAAACAGACAACATATTAGAAATAAAATATATAAAGCCGTGGGTATCTGGGGGTAAGCAAATTGGACAAATGATTCATTGGCAAATTAAGACTTCCGCCGCAGGAGGCTTTCCCGGCAGCGAAGCTCAGGGATGGCTTAAATACGGTCTAGGAATCGACAAAACCCAAGAGTTGTTTATAATGGCGGTAGATTTAGATTTAATAGCTAAAGCTGGAGCTTGGTACACCTGTAATTACCTTCTTGAAGATAGCGACAGGGTTAAAGATTTACTTATAGCCAACGACATAGATGTAGAAGATGAAAAGGAAGTAAAGTCATTTTTTCAATTTCAAGGGCAAGATAAGGTTGCTGCTTTTTTAAGCAGTAATCCTACCACCTTAGAAATCCTCGAAGAAGAAATAAAGAGCATGCTGTGAAAGTTACAGGATTCGATGGCCGGGAGAGAGAATGGAAACTTGTAAGAAAAACTGCTAGACACAACAAAAGAAAATGCTCCAGTCTTCACAAAAGAGCCAGAGCCGTCTTGCGTGAACTCTTCCCGCGTACTATAATTCTAGAGGAAGTCCATCTTCCCGGTAGCGCCACGCTGACACGATCTTCAACGCTATTTGCAGATTTTTACGTTCCGTCACGCAAACTTCTCGTAGAGGTTCACGGCAGACAGCATTACGAATTTAACGAATTTTACCATAAGACTAAACGAGGTTTTCAGAAAGCCAAGGCTAGAGACAGAGATAAAATCAGATGGTGCGATTTAAACGAGATCGATATTGTTGTATTGAGTCACGAAGGTGAAGACGATGAATGGAAAAGGTCAATTCTCAACCGATAGCTTTGAATATTTTGTTGACTCTTTAGATAACTATATCTCAGGAGAACAAATATATTCCATTCAGATAAATCCAGAAGTTGAAACCATTATCAATTTAGAAAGTGTAGAATTAGAATCTTTAACCCCCGAAGAATGCTGCGAAAAGGCTTATGTTCTTTATGGTTATTGTCATTATGTTCAGTCCGTTTCTAATCAGCATATCGTAAAACTAAATTGGTGTGAAAAACAACTGAACATGATCGTTTCAAAACAGGCGAGCCAGTTTGATAAATACATGAAGTGGGAACAAAAATATTACACCGTTATAGACAATGACGAATTTGCCAAGAAGTTATTTGAAGTTAAGTTGGCCGCTGAAAGCAGAGTTATGTGGCTCGACAACAAAGTAAGAGACCTTAGAAGAATGGCAGACTCATTATTAGAGCTTAGTAGGAGAAAAAGTGGATGATTAGCCCGTTAGAAAAAATGAGAGTTGGCATAGAGACCAATGACATGGATCTTATTCGAGTAGCATTTGAGGAATTAACGGGAGAGGTAACAACCAGTCCGAAAAACCCACCAACTACGGAAGACCCACCTATGAATAAAAACGACTTTAGTGACTTTGTTGCTTCTGCTCAGTCATCCGATCCTACAACAAAATCTAGAGTGGCTAAAACCGCGCCGGTTGTTGGAGGTGATAACACCTTCACAGACGAAGGAACAGATTCTAAGGATATAGAGACTCCACAAATCGCTCTTTCGCCTCGAAATAGACCCGCTTCCGTAACAGTGGAAATACTGTGTCATAAATGTGGTAAAACAGAAAAGGTTGCCCAAAGTCTCGTACAGGGTGAATTCCACGTTTGCGGAAAATGCGCTAGAAAATAAAATGGCAAGCCAAATAAACAACTCGGCGTCTGAAAAAGCGGTACTAGCCGGTCTTTTAAACCACGGGGTGGATGCGTATATCGACGTAGACGATATAATTAATGTAAACACCTTTGACTTTGAACAAAATCAAATACTTTATGCCTGTATAGAAAAAGCTCTAGAAGGTAGTTCCAGCGTGGACCTACCTTCTCTTCTTAGCGTTGCTAAAGATTTAGGGCTAGACTCTATTATAGAAGAAGAGGTTGCTTTGGATGATATCAAAGCACTCTTTAAAACGGATATTGATTTAAACAATGTTAGGAAGCACGCGGTTAAGCTAAAAAAATTAGAAATAGCTAGAGACATAAAAGGCAAAGTAAAACAAATCATTTCTGATGTTTCTGATGTTACGGGTGATGAATCCATAGATGAGATACTTAACATTGCTGAGTCACCTATTTTTGCTTTATCCGCAACACTAAACGGATCGGTAGAAGATAAACCGATTACTCTCGGAAAAGAAGTCTCTGAATATATCTCTCATGTAGAAGAGAATCCTTCGGCCTTTTTGGGCTTGACTAGCGGTTTTGTTAGGTTTGATGAGGCGATAGGCGGTGGGTTTAGAAGGAAGTGTGTAGACCTAATTGCTGCACGTCCCAAAGTGGGTAAAAGTATGTTTGCTGATAATGTGGCTATACATATATCCGAGAAATTAAACGTTCCCGTTTTAGTTCTAGATACGGAAATGTCGAAAGAAGATCACTTCAATCGCGTTCTTGCTAATTTTAGTGGTGTGAATATTAATGATATAGCCAGTGGTAAATTTGCGGAAAGTGTTTGTGAAAAAGAAAAGGTCTATAAAGCTGTAGAAAGATTTGATAAAATTCCCATCGACTATATAAGCATTGCTGGGAAGCCTTTTGAAGAAACCCTATCAGTCATGCGAAGATGGTTATTCAAAAATGTCGGATATGACGATAATGGCCGAATCAAAGACTGTATGATTATATACGATTATCTTAAACTTATGGACTCCGGGCAAATTAGTGACAGCCTCAAGGAATATCAAGTCTTAGGTTTTCACATTACGCAACTTCACAATTTTTGTGTTCAGTACGACTGCCCGTGTCTAAGCTTTGTTCAGTTAAACCGGGATGGGATTACTAAAGAATCTACTGATGTCGTAAGTGGCTCTGACAGGTTGGTATGGCTATGTAGCAGCTTTAGTATTTTTAAGAAAAAATCCGACGAGGAAATTGCAGAAGACCAAGGGGAAAACGGAAATAGAAAATTGGTTCCTATTGTTACACGGCACGGTGCTGGTTTAGACGATTATGATTATATCAATATCGCAATGCTTGGAGAGACAGCGAAGATTATAGAAAAACCCACCAGAAATGAGATCAAATTCGATTACCAAAAGCAGCAGTCTGGATTTGAAGTCGATGATTTTGATAACGAAGAAAGTCCCTTTTAATGAAAAAAGAAGAACTCGCAGTTTTGTCACATAAAGTTGCATTGAGAATGGAGGATTTATTGGACCTCTTCGGGGTCGAATATTTCCGTCAGTATGACAGAATAACCTGCGTGTGTCCTATACACGAAGGCGCAGATAACCCACAAGCGTTTACCATTACAATGGAAGACAAATACTTTGGATGCTGGAGATGCTGGACCCACGGGTGTGAAGAAAAATTTCTGCATACCCCCATAGGCTTGATAAGGGGTTTGCTAAGCTCCAGAAAAGGTAAGGAAGTTTCGTTTCAAAAAGCCGTTAATTTTTCCTTAGAGTTTGTGTCTAGCTCTATAGAGGATTTAGCAAAAGAAAGTCACGATTTCAAAGTCGAGAAAGTCACTACCCCGTCAGACCCCTTAAAAAACCGACATATTCCCGACAACGCAATATCCAGAAAAACAGTAAGAAATTCTTTAGCCAGACCGGTAAAATATTATTTGAACAGAGGTTATTCGGAAGATACTCTGGATAAATTTGATGTAGGTATCTGCAATGATCCCTCAAAGCAAATGAATGGAAGAATAGTTGTCCCGGTGTATGACGACAATCATGAGTATATGGTCGGCTGCGTAGGTAGAACACAAAGTGAAATCAGTAATGGATTTAAGTGGGTAAACTCTAAAAATTTCAACTCTGGTTTATATCTATATGGATATTGGCTCGCCAAAGATAAAATTCGAGAAACCAAAACCGTTATTCTCGTGGAAGGCCAAGGGGATGTATGGCGGCTATACGAAGCTGGCATCGGAAACGCTGTCGGAATGTTTGGATCGAGCCTTAGTGATGGTCAGGCTAGAATTTTAGAAACATCCGGGGCTTTTAACGTTGTTGTTCTGACTGATAATGATGACGCTGGAGCAAAGGCTAAACAATCTGTAGGCAAAAAATGCGAGAGGTTATTTCATCTGGTGTTTCCTGAATTTTCCAAAGAGGATATAGGTGAAATGTCTGTTGATGAAATAGAAACAATAATTAAGCCACAATTAACGGGAATGATCTAAAATGGAACAAAAAATACTTGGAATCTCTGGCGCGAAGCAAAGCGGAAAAACTACTACTAGTAATTTTCTACATGGCTATCAGTTACGTTTTTATGACATCGTTGAAAAGTTCATGATGGATGAAGAGGGAAATCTACTTGTAAACACAAAAGGCATTGACGAAAAGGGCGAGGAAATTGAAGGCATGGGAATCATGGACATAGAGAGGCAAGATGATGATTTTTGCGAATTCGCAGCGGGTCACATCTGGCCATGTGTTAGATCATTCAGTTTCGCTGATCCCTTAAAATCAATATCCATGCAATTGTTTGGTCTTACTAGAAGCCAATGCTTCGGTACAGATAAAGATAAGAATTCTTCAACAGATATACCGTGGAAAAATATGCCCGGAAAATCTAGATCCAAGAAGAATATGACAGCTAGAGAATTTCTACAATGTTTTGGCACAGATGTTTGTAGAAAAATTAAGCCGGATATTTGGACATCTTCGTGTATTTCACGCATCAGAATGAGCCAAACCGAATTGGCAATCGTTCCAGATTGCAGATTCCCTAACGAAGTAGAGGCTATAAAAGAAGCTGGCGGCAAGGTTGTTCGTCTAACCAGAAGCCCTTACAGCGACCCTCACGTAAGCGAAAACGCCCTAACAAACGATTATGAGGGGTTTGACTGTATAATCGATAACAAAAATTTAGACATGCACGAGTCTAACATCGCCATACTTAACATCTTAAAAAACTGGGAATGGTTACAGGTAAAGGCTGGTTAATATGATTAAAACGAAAACCGTAGAAAAACCTTGGGGTTGTTATACCGACTATTATAGAACTGATTCTGTAGTATTCAAACGTATAGTAGTTAACCCCGGCGAGGAATTATCATATCAACTCCACCACAAAAGAGAGGAATTTTGGTATGTCCTTAGTGGAAACGGTATGCTAAGGCTTAACAGTTCAAACTGGTATGTCAGACCGGGTATGTCGTTTCACATTAAGACGAATGAATCTCATCAGCTTATAAATAACGGCGATGAAAAAATTGTAGTCTTTGAGATGCAGTTTGGAACATGTCTAGAGGATGACATTGTAAGATTGGAGGACAAATATGGACGGCAAGGTGAATCTGGTATGGGCGACTCCTGAAGCAGAAAAAGTTATAGGGTATTGCGCTAGAGTCAGCAACTCCAAAAACCAAAAAAATCCAAAAGTGTCCGGGCTGTTGAAGTTTTGTATTAAACACGGTCACTGGTCTATTTTTGAGATGGCCAACATGACTGTTGAAATAAATACAACCAGAGGCATAGCCGCCCAGATTCTTAGACACCGGAGTTTTTCTTTCCAAGAATTTAGTCAGCGATACGCCGAGATGGAGGGATTTGAGTACATCTGTCCTAGAAGACAAGACACAAAGAATCGTCAAAACTCTTGGGACGACCTTGAAGAAGATGACAAGACGTGGTTTGAATATACCCACAAGAAGGTTCAAGACGCCACTAGTGACTTTTATAAAGAAGCACTGGAGAGGGGGATCGCAAAAGAAAGTGCAAGGTTCTTGCTTCCTATGAGCGTTAAGACTAGAATGTATATGAATGGTACGACACGTAGCTGGATTCACTACATACAACTCAGAACCGATAAGTCTACACAAAAGGAACACAGAGGTATTGCAGAAGCCGTCAAGAACATTTTTATCGAACAGTTTCCTATCACCTCAGAAGCTTTAGGATGGAAAAATGAATAATCGCGTACAAATCAAGCTACCGAAAGAAAAGCTTGAAGAAGCTATTTATATCGCCAAACAGAGAGACCTGAAAAAAGAAAAATTTGGCTCAAAGAGTTATAATAACAGTTATCGAAGTTCAGAAGATGTACATATCGTAGGCGCGATTGGAGAAGCCGCTGTAGCCCATCTCTTCGGCGTAGAAATAGATAAAACTATTTTTCATGACCGAGGGGACGCAGGGGTCGATAATAAAGTAGAGTCCTATGGGAACATCGAGGTAAAGACTACCACGTACTGGAAAAACCCCTACCTAAGAGTACCCGCCTACAGACCAAACAAAGACATCGACCACTATGTTTTGTGCTATGTTGACAAAAGGGATTATTCCAATGTTTGGGTGATCGGCATCGCAAAAAGAGAAGACGTGGTCAATAGACCTAAGAGGAAGCTGTGCAAAGATGGACCGCTCAACTATATCTTGGAAGAAAGTGAGCTAGAAAAAATAGATGTTAATTTGTTACCATCGAAGCAGTAGCCTTGGGACTCTGGACTTCTGCGAACAGAAGTATTTCCTAGAGTACAACTTGTCGTTTAAAGACAAAACAAACCCAAAGGCTTTAATGGGAACCGTTGTCCATAAAGCTTTGCAAGTTTTAGGGGATAAGAAGCTCTGTATTAACAGGGGAAATAAAAGCTTTACGGATGACGAATTAGGGAGGCTTACTCTTAAAGATTGTGATGATTTAGAAAAAATTACCACCAAGGCGTTCAAGTATTATACAAAACATCAACCGGAAGTCAAGCTAGGAAAACCTGAATTAACAAAGTGTGTCAAATGGGTCAACAAGGCCGTGGAGTATAACGACGGCCTCCTCGATCCTCGAAATCAAGATGTTTTTGCTACGGAGCAGTATTTCGATATAGAAATTAAGAAGCCATGGGCTAAGTATTGTTATGATATCGGAGGAGAAAAGATTGAAGGATATCTATCCATCAAGGGAACGGTGGACCTAATTGTAAGGCACGACGAAAAATACCATGAAATTCTTGACTACAAGACTGGAAAACGCATTAATTGGGCAACGGGGGAAGAAAAAACGCTGGAGTCGTTACAGAGCGATACACAGTTGTTACTGTATTATTACGCCCTTAAAAATTTGTACCCTGAATATGATTTTGGCGTTAGTATTTTTTATATCAACGCTGGTGGCTTGTTTTCTATGTGTTTCGAAGATAAGGATTACGTCAAGGCTGAAAACATACTCAAACAAAAATTTCAATACATACGAAATGTAAAAAGGCCAAACTTACTGTCTGATGAAAATAAACACTGGAAGTGTCAAAAGCTTTGTAAATTTAGCGAGCAGTACAAAGACACGGGCAAAAGTTTATGTCAGTTTATAAGGGATGAAGTCAAAGTAAAGGGCATTAGCAAAGTTGTTTTAGAATACGGTGATTTGAACAAGCTTTCCAGTTATGGAAGCGGTGGAGGAAAATTGAAAAAATGAGTTGGGTTCCCTTACATATGCACACGCATTATAGCCTTCTAGACGGTCTTTCCAAACCCTCACAGGTTGCAAATTGTTGCTCCGAATTTGGGTATAACGCCTGTGCGATAACAGACCATGGGACTATTTCTGGCGCTGTTGCTTTCACTCAAGCGATGCAGAAAAAAAGTATCAAGCCGATCATAGGGTGTGAATTTTATCTAAGCCAACAGTCCTGCAAGATCCAAGACAAAAGCAATAGACAGTTAAGTCACTTAGTTGTCTTGGCTAAGAATCATCAGGGGTGGCTAAATTTAATTCAAGCAACATCCAGAAGTAACGATGAGGATATTTTCTATTTTAAACCCCGGTTAGACTTGGAGACGCTTGGGGAATATACGAATGGCAACCTGATTGCTTTTAGTGGACATCTCGGCAGTGATTTAGCCAATATCATCTTTTCAGATTATAAATCTGCATATAAAGCCTCTACAGAAGCAGAGGTTAAGGAACATGTTGATCCAGACTGGGAATTAAAAGTTCTTAATAAGGCAAACTTGTATAAGGATATCTTTGGTAAAGAGAACTTTCTTATCGAGATTCAGTGTATCGATGAAGAAAATTCCCCAGCAGCCAAGCTGGTAGCACAGGGGTTACGATACGTTGCCAAAAAATATCACATACCTACGGTAGCTACAGCAGACTCACACTATCCAACCAAAGCTGACGCTTCCGACCACACGATTTTGCTCTGTTCGGCAATGAAGACAACCCTAAGAGGGATTAAGAAAAAAATAGCTGACAACGAGGACGTGGGGTTTTCTGGTTTTTTGAAGTCTAACAATTTTCATATCCCTTCTCCAGAAGAAATGAAGGCGTTACACACAGAAGCAGAACTGGAAAACACTGTTATGGTTTCTGATATGTGCGAAGAATATAACATATTAAACGCCCCCACCCTGCCTAAATTTGCTTGCCCAAACTCCTCGAAAGAAGAGGATCACTTGAAGCAGCTATGCCGAGATGGATGGCGTGACACTTTGTTGAACAAAGGGAAATTAACAGATGAAAACACGCAGGTTTATCTGGATAGGGTCACTAAAGAGCTAGATGTCATAAGCGATGCAAACCTTTCAGGATATTTTTTGATCGTTAAGGATATCGTAGATGAGGTTAGGCGTCGAGACTGGCTTCCGGGTCCGGGTAGAGGGTCTGCTGCTGGCTGCTTAGTTTCTTACTTGATAGGTATTACCCAAGTTGATCCAATAGAGCATGGATTATTATTTGAACGATTTTATAACGTGGGTAGAAACACCGCTGATCACGTCTCGCTTCCCGATATTGATATTGATGTTCCTGCCACAAAACGAGACGAAATAATTGACTATATAAGAGAAAAGTACGACCCTAAAAAGGTCGGGCAGATGGTTACGTTTGGTAGATTACAGGGGCGCAGCGCGCTGAAGGAAGTGCTAAGAATGAATGAGGCTTGCTCGTTTGATGAGATGAACACAATCACCAAAAGCCTACCACACGAACATGAAATCTCAGACCTACTAGCAGACATGGATAATCCTTCGGTTATTCGCTGGACCTTAATAAATCAACCGGATTCTTTACGGGATTATTGCAGAATCAACGATCAAGGAGAATTGGAAGGTGACTATTCTAAACTCTTTGAACAGGCTATGCGAATCGAGGGAACTTTTAAATCTCAAGGGAAACATGCCGCAGGTGTGATCATTTCTCTACATAACCTCAGTGAGGTTTGTCCCATGGTCAGAAACAAGAAGGGGTCTGAAAAAATAGCCGGTATGGAAATGAACGATCTTGAAGCAATGGGGCATGTTAAGTTTGATGTACTCGGCGTTTCTTTGTTAGATAAAATCATGGGAATCAGTAAACAGGTTAATGAAAGAAACTAATGTCAACAACATATAGAGAATTTATTGAAAACGAGATCTATAACGGGAGACATGTGGATTATAGAGGTGTGTCTATATGTTGTATTAACGATTTTTATGAGTTAAAAACTGGCAAAATTAAATATCAGGTTCATTGTGACGATATTAAAAATAAGTTCAGTCACTTGTATAGCAATTTGTACACTGCTATAGATAAGTTCATGTCAATTAGACGAAACCTAATGCGTTATAAAGGAGCTAGTCATTAATTTTCACGATATTATAGTATTTGACTTTGAAACTGGCAGTCGCAACCCCTCTAAAACTCAGCCTACACAAATCGCAGCAGTTGCGATCCATGGCAGAAAGCTAACTATTCAGCCAAACGGCTATTTTAATAGCGAAATGAGACCTATTCTTGACGACGAGAAAGCAATAGAAAAAGGCTTCGATCCCCTAGAAGACGAGGCTTTGGATATTACTCGAAAAACAAGGGCTGCTTTAGCCAAGGCTCCGTCTCCCAAAACGGTTTGGAATAAGTTTGGCAACTTCGTAAACAAGTATAATTGGAAAAAGACGCCGTATTTTGCGCCTATAGCTTCTGGTTATAATATCAATGGATTTGATATGATTATTGTGGACAGGATGTGTGAACAATTTGGTCCTTACGATAAAGAGCGAGGACAACAAACTCTATTCAATAAGATTCATAAGATAGATGTCATGCCGTTGGTGTGGGGATGGCTTGAAAATAATAAGGATATCAGGTCTTTAAGTTTAGATTCTCTCAGGGACTATTTTGGAATGTCTAAAGATAATGCTCATGATGCATTACAAGACGTAAAAGACACTGCTAACTTATTGATTCGGTTTTTAAAAATGCAACGTAAATTTGCATCCAAAGTACAATTTGAAAAGGCTTTTGCTGATGGATCAAAAGAACTTTAATATTGACGATTTAGACTATACCGACCAGCAAACATGGGATTTAATTTGTGCTGGTAGAACTAAAGGCGTATATCAACTAGAGAGCAACCTAGGTAAATCTTGGGCCAAGCGGGTCAGGCCGAAGAATATTGAAGAATTAGCTGCTTTGGTAGCCCTCATTAGGCCGGGATGCTTAAAAGCTATCGTCGATGGTAAGTCTATGACCCAGCACTATGTTGATAGGAAACACGGTCAGGAAGAAACTACCTATGTTCACGAATCTTTAGAGCCAATCTTGAAGAGCACACAGGGGGTGCTTGTTTATCAAGAACAATCCATGGAAATTGCTCAGAAAATTGCGGGGTTCAATCTGGAGGAAGCGGACAACCTGAGAAAAGCTATCGGTAAAAAACAGGCTGATCTAATGGCTCGGATTAAGAAAAGGTTTATTGAGGGAGCAGTTAATGAATCTATTGTTTCTAGAGAAGCAGCGGAGGAGATATTTGGATGGATCGAAAAATCCAGTCGCTATGCTTTTAATAAGTCTCATGCTGTTTCCTATGCTATTTGTGGCTATTGGTCTGCTTATGCTAAAGCGCATTATCCACTAGAGTTTTACGCCAATTATCTCAAACACGCAAAAAATAAACCAGACCCACAGCAAGAAGTCAAAGAGTTAGTATCTGATGCTAAGATGAGTGAAATTCATGTTCAGCCCCCATCTATCGATAAACTGAATGAAGAAACCGAAATAATCAATCAAAAAATTCATTTCGGATTGAAGGACTTAAAGTCCATAGGAAACAATCAAATTAACAAGCTAAAATTAGCCCTGTCCGAAGAAAACGATGCGTGTGATAATATCTCAGGTTGGACGTGGTACGAATTTCTGGTTAAACTGTCACACAAAATTAATTCCTCAACAGTAGTCGCTATGATTTCCGTAGGAATGTTTGGACATACTAAAATTAGTAGGAATAAGATGCTGGACGAGTTTGACACATGGGAAAAATTAACAGCCAAAGAAAGAGATTGGGTATCTTCTCAACATGAAAAATGGGACACCCTGACTAAAGCAATGAAAATGCTTGCTCCCAAAAAGAAGGAGGGTGGGGGCACTTTTAACGATGCTAGAAGCCAAATTGTCAAAGACCTCACTTTGCATCTCGATAATCCCGCGTATTCTCTAGACGATACTCCCGACTGGGTTGCCCAGACAGAACAGCAATATTTAGGGGTTTCTATTACCTACTCTAGAGTAGACTCATGTGATACTAGCTCTGCCAATACTACATGTAAGGAATTCGTTAACGGCGGTAGGAAATCGGCAGCTTTAGCTGTATCAATTAATGCGGTTAGAAACTACACAGTTAAAAAGGGAAAGATGAAGGGAGAAGACATGGCTTTTCTAGAGGTAGAAGATCACAGTAGCCCCTTGGATAATGTCGTGATTTTCCCCGAAAATTTGGAAAAGTATAAGAACCTTCTCTACGAGGGCAATACCGTCCTGTTATCGGGAAACAGGTCTAAAAAAGAAGGACAGAGAAACAATGATAGCTTGGTTATAGAGAGGGTGCGGCAGATTTAGTGCAAAAACCCCTACGAAGTAGTATTTTTAAGTAGTTACTTGTAAAAAATTGGAGGATCTCGTAATGAACAACATCACAAATGATTGTCGTTTTCTAGGAAGACTCGTTTCCGATCCAAATCTAATTAAGACTAAAAATGATGTGGATCTGGTTACTTTTACACTAGCGATTCCTGAATATCGTAAGGAAAGAACCGGAGAGAAAAAAAGAAATGTGAGCTATTTTGATTTTGAAGCTTGGGATACCGGGGCTACTACTATTGCTAAATATACACGAAAAGGGGACGAAATTTTTGTCCACGCTTCTGCTAGACCAAATAACTGGACAGACAAGGCTGGTCGAAAAAACTATCAGGTAAAGTTCAGAGTGAAGGAATTTAAACTGTTCAATTATCATAGCGACGACAAAGAGACTGGAGACGCCCAAGAAGAAGAAGTAACTCAGGAGGAGTTTAATACTGTGTAAATGAACAACTCTAGCAAAAAATATCAATCTCAATCCGAGCTTGAGGAACAGTTAATACTAAAGCATTACGGGTTAGCTGTTTCTCAAGCTCTTAGATTTATTGGCAATGATAAACAGCTTCTTGAAGATTACATTCAAGTGGGTTTAATAGGATTATTGAAAGCGGTAAGAAAATACGACGAAAACCGATCCAAATTCTCCACGTTTGCTACAACATGTATAAAAAACGAGCTTATAAACTTTGTCAATCGATCACTCAAACGAGACAAAAAGGTTAACGTGATTTATAACAGTGATCTTCTTTCAACCCTTTCTGAAAAGTATGCTACCGATCCAACAGACTGTTTTGAAACCATTAATGACTTGTTCACAGAAGAACAAAGGTTTATCATCACAAAAAAAATTCAAAACATTCCCGATGAAGAAATATCTCAAGCAATCGGTTGTTCCAACGTTGCTCTCAAGGACAAGATAAGAGATATAATCGGTACGATTAAAGGATCTTATGCGCGATAGAAAAAAGAAAATTTTACTTTGCTGTGAAGCCACCTATCTGAACACTGGCTATGCTACTTATGGTAGGGAACTCATGAAGCGCCTCTACCAGAGTGGGAAATACGAATTGGCTGAATTTGCTAGCTACGGTGAGGCTGATGATCCTAGGGCAAATACCATACCTTGGAAATTCTATCCCAATGCTCCAGATCAAAACAATCCAGCACAGGTTGAAGAATACCATAGCAATGGGACCAATCAATTTGGAGAGTGGAGATTTGAAAGCGTACTTTTGGATTTCAAGCCTGATATAGTATTTGATATACGAGACTTTTGGATGGTGGATTTTCAAGAGAGGTCACCGTTCAGAAAATTCTTTCATTGGGTGGTCATGCCAGCCGTAGATGCTTTTCCACAAAATGAACAGTGGTTAGCTACATATGCTAATGCTGACGGAGTTTTTAGCTATTCAGACTGGGGATTCGAAACCTTAAGAAACGAAAGCAATAATAAAATTAATTGCCTTGGGTCCGCGCCGCCCTCCGCAGATGCGGCCTATAAACCGGTTGCCGATAAAGATCAACACAGGATATCCATGGGATTCGAGCCGGATATTAAGATCATCGGGACTGTAATGCGAAACCAGAGGAGAAAATTGTTTCCCGATTTGTTTGAAACATTCAGAAAGTTTCTAGATATGTCGGGAAGAAATGACGTATATTTATATTGTCATACTAGCTATCCAGATGTAGGATGGGATATTCCCAAGCTTATTAATCAACACGGTCTATCGTCCAAGACAATTTTTACATACGTATGTATGGACTGCAAGCGAGCCTTTCCAGCATTTTTTTCTGACGCAAGAACACAATGCGCGATTTGCGGAAGCAGCAGGGCGGGGCTGTCAAGCGTGCAGAAAGGGGTGTCATACGAGTTCCTGTCTTCAATTATGAACCTGTTTGACCTTTATATTCAATACGCAAACAGCGAAGGATTTGGTCTTCCTCAAGTAGAAGCCGCTGCCTGTGGTGTACCAGTAATGTCTGTAGATTATTCTGCAATGTCTAGCGTGATCAGAAAACTACAAGGGGAACCGCTAAAAATCAAAGGCTTGTATCAAGAATTAGAAACAGGGTGCAACAGGGCCGTTCCAGACAATGATTATTCAGCATTAAAAATAAAGGAGTTTTTTGATCTCACAAGCGAAGAAGCTAATCAAAAAGGGGTTATTTGCAACGAAATGTTTCTGAAACATTATCAATGGGACATTACCGCAAAAATATGGTCTGATTATTTTGACAGTGTAGAAATTAAACCCGAGGAGGAGACGTGGATGTCACCCCCTAGAGTATACTCTCCGAGCAGAGAAATCCCCACTGATATCAGCCCTAAAGAGTATGTTAAGTGGCTTATGGTAAACGTTCTATGTGAACCAGACCGTTTGAATTCATATATGGAATCTAGATTGATACGAGATCTAAATTACGGGTTTCATATGGAGGGAACCGGTGGTATGTATTTTAACGAAGACGCGATGCAGTTTACTCGACCACAATTTGAGCCATTCGACAGAGAAACCGCTTACGATTGCATGCTAGATCTTTGTCTCAGAAGAAATATTTGGGAGCAAAAAAGAATTGAGATGATAGGATGAAGGTACTATATATTGGATGCTATAGAGACGGAACCGGATGGGCACAAGCTGCCATCGATTACATTTTGTCTATGGATGCTGCTGGCATAGACGTAGTTCCAAGACCTGTCAAGCTTAACGACAGGCGTGTAGAGCCACCTAGCAGGATTCTTGAGTTAGAAAAAAAGAGCGATAGAGGTTGTGACATCTGTATTCAGCATGTATTGCCTCATATGTTAGATTATAACGGGAGGTTTAAAAAGAACATAATTTTGTACGCTACGGAAACCGATAACTTCAAAAGATCTATCTGGGCCGAAAGAATTAACCAAATGGATGAGGCGTGGGTTATCAACAATGAGATGAAAATATGTTCAGAGGGAAGTGGTGTTACAATCCCGATAAAAGTTATTCCTCATGCATGCGATGTCGCTAAGTTTAAAAAAGAATACGAAAAAATAGATATTCCCAACTCAGAAGAAAATTTCGTATTCTATACGATAGGAGAGTTTACTCGTCGTAAAAATTTATCAACTCTCGTTAGAGCTTTTCATACTGAATTTTCTCCAGAAGAACCCGTATCAATTATGATTAAAACTAATCAGTACGGAACATCTCCAGAAGTTTGCAGAAATCAAGTTCGTGAAATGTGTCTCAATGTTAAAACCGGATTAAAACTTTATCCGTCTACAGATGATTATATAGAGGATCTAATTATAACAGATTATCTACAAGAAGAAATTGTCATGAGCCTTCATCAATCTTGTGACTGTTTTGTTATGCCCAGCTATGGAGAAGCGTGGTGCATACCAGCATTTGATGCTATGGGATTTGGTAATACTCCTATTTGCACAGACGTTGGTGGGATGACAGATTTTCTCGACGGCGGTGGAGGTATTTTAGTTAAGGGGAGATACGAGCCTGTGTTCGGCATGGTCGATACTTTCAATGATCTGTATACAGCAGGAGAAAATTGGAAATCTATAGATCCCGCCTCCTTGCAAAAAGCAATGAGACGTGTTTATAATTTATGGAAGGCTGACGATCAGAAATATCACAACATGAGACAGCGTGGTATATCATCTGTAGAAAATTTCTCTCACAGGAACATAGGTAACCTAGTAAGGTCAATCTTAGAAGATGTCAATTAGTCCAGTATCATCTATAACCAGATCCGCTACAAGGCTTGATAACGAGCCTTTGAATATCTTAACCTTTCCTACCCATGAAAGGTATGAGACAGGTCTGTGTAAAACTGGGCATAATTTTTATGCCTACAGGGGAGAAGGCATAAAAGATTGGAATTCTGACTATGCGGAACTTCCTGATAATTATTGCCTACTAAATCCAGATCTAGAGGCAAAGCAGATTCCATTATTTTTAGATTTTGACTTGGTATTGTCTCAAAATAAATTTGGACAATTTCAAATCGCTGAAAAAATAGCTAGTATGCTACATTTGCCCTTAGTAAGCTTAGAACATACCTTACCAATGCCCGAATGGGATTTATTAACCAGAGAAGCTTTAAAACAAATGAGAGGCCACATTAATTTATTCATCTCTGGCTACAGTATCGGTGAATGGGGATGGGATAAAAAAGACGACACTTTTGTTATACATCATGGAGTAGATACAAATCTATTCAAACCTTCTGATATAGAAAGAGAAAATCATATTCTGTCAGTAGTTAATGACTGGATTAATAGAGATTGGTGCTGCGGATTTTATTCATGGCAAAGAATGACAACAAACCTCCCGACTAAAGTTGTGGGCGATACTCCGAGCCTGTCTGAGCCAGCATCAAGCATTGAAGAGTTAGTTAAGGACTATGCTTCAAGCAGAATATTTCTTAACACTTCGACTATTTCGCCGGTGCCCACCTCCCTCTTGGAGGCTATGGCTTGCGAATGCGCGATTGTATCAACAGCAACCTGCATGATTCCTGAGATTATCGAACATGGAGTTAACGGTTTTATAAGTAACAACGAACATGAACTAAGAGAGCATCTAGTCACCCTTCTTAACGACGAAGACCTTTCGACTAAAATGGGCAAGAGAGCCAGACAAACCGTTCTAGAAAAATTTTCAGAGAAGAAATTTGTGGAAACGTGGAAGGGCGTTTTAAACAGAGCATCTGAGTGTTTCTTTAAGGGGTAAAAATGAAGATTAATATAACCATAGGATCTTCCCATTTTATTAACGGCTACCTAAATATAGATCCTATCACAGGACAAGATGTAGAGGGAGCCGAAGCAATCAGGGCGGATGTAAGAAATCTAGATAATTTAGCTATGGATTCTGAATGTAACGAAATTATCGCAGAAGATATTCTCGATTATTTGGAAAAAGAAGACGCTAGAGCAGCCTTATCAAACTGGGTGAGTAAATTGCGACACGGGGGAAAAATCATAGTTGGTGGGACAGATATCTATGAAACTTGTAAACAATTTTATCACAGAGTGATCCCTCTTGATGAATTCAATAGAATTATCCATGGCACGTTAGAAAATCCTTGGGAAGTCAAGCTGAGTCACAGCACACTCTTTGAATTGGAAACAGAATTAAAAAGGCTCGGTATAAAAATTCTGAAGAAACGGATTAATGGGTTAAATATGATAATAGAGGGAGAGCGTCCATGACCGATATAGACAGTAAACACATTCATTACGATGATGATGGTAAAGAATATATTGACGACGTAGATGGTATGGGATATGGATGGACAACCCCATGCGCCGAATGTATTTTCGCTAAATACGGCGGTGAAACCCAAACGGGGTGCGGTTTTGGAAGATTGGATAAATTTAAAGAGCGAAATATTGAAATCGTACCCGCTTTTGACTTAGAGAAAGAGTTTTTTGTTGTTAAATCTTTTTGCAATGCGTTCAGAGGGGAAGCATGGGGGGAGCAATATAAAAAAGAAGAACACGTAGATCAAGTAAAAAAAGAATACGAAATGCGACTTCATTACATAATTATTGTCGGAGGAGACAGAGATGAAGGTTTCGTAGTTGATGATGAATACATCGACAATCAAATGAACGGATTAGACAAAACAGCATGGTCTGTTTTCAACCAAAGTATCCCTGCTGCTACTGCTATAATAGTTAATAACTCTAATGTGCCACAATTTGATATATATCATAAGGCACATGAAGTTTTTGACAAAACACACGTAAAATTCTACATCCTAGATATGGGTGACGGATCTGATGATTATGATTGTATTGATGAGGCATTCTCAAATGTTGGAAACGGATATTATGCCGTATT